GCTTGGTCAATTACGCCTGCCGCAAGAGGAACAACAATTGCACCGTTATAGATAGCATTTGTATTGTTACTGGCAATTTCATACTCAGTAACACCAGTGCTATTAGCACCGCTTCCTACTAGACCAACAGGACGAAGACCGAAGGCAGTTTCTTGGTTTGCCATAGGTTAATACCTCGTTCTGTGCGGCCCTATTTCTTGGGACCGCCAAAAGTTACACGACTTTGACGTTCGGGTCTTCCGATCGTCATGGTTGGATGAGCGTTTTCTCGCATCATATCCGACTCAACTGCCTCAATTTGATCCGCGTTACGTTGTGCAAAGTAATCTGCGCGTTCTTGTACAGTTTCAACCGGTATACGAGCAAGCACTAGCCCGCCTACTCCAAAAACACCTTCGTATTTACCCGAATCAATTACCGGTGCTTCAAAATCGGGATATTCATCTTGGCGAACAAGCTCATAGCCTTCTCGCAATTTTGCAGAAATGTTCTTGCGGTCATCAAAACCTCTAACTTCTGCACGAATCCAACGATGTTTAAAGCCCTCTGGTGCGGGCGGTGCATCTAGCATTGACGGGGGAGCCCAAGGCTTACGCCGACCTTGTGTCTCCCTTGACGCTGCTTCACGTGAGGAGCGGTTAATGCCCTCAAAGCCTTTCTTCTCTTCGGACATATCCTTACTCCTTAACGTATTTCGCATATTCTTCAAGCGGCACTCCCAATTTTTTCGCTATCGCTACTTGGGTCTGAGAGAGTTTGACCCTTTTGTTACCGCGCCCTGTTGTAGTTGAGCGGGAAACGCCTGCGACAGTCTGGGCGGGCCGTCGCGAAGCTCCCGTATTCTCACCGAATTTGTGCGGAAATTCCCGCCGTATTCGATCATCTAGTGCATTATAGTAGTCTTCTGATTGCGGATCAAATCCCTCATCCTCAATCAATTTCTTGTGAATACCAAACGCCGCAAACGTCATGGCCTCATCCTGACCAAACCACGTGTTCTTTTCAGCCCACTGCTCTGCCTTTGGATCAGGCCGCTGTTGCTGCGGTGCTGCTTGAGGCGCTACTTGAGGAACCATTGGGGCTTGCGGTTGTTGCTGTGCTCTTGCCTGCGCCTGTCGCTGAGCTTGCGAATACCCGTTGGCCGCTATACTAAGGTCCGTTAAACGCTTTTGAGCCTGAACCGTAGCGTCAGCATCACCCAATTCTACCGCACGACGTAATTCTGCTTCCGCCTGCTGTTGTTCAAGTTGAAGACGATTGCCATACTCCGCCATATACCCTTGATCCAAGGTCTGCATTCTTTGTCGAATGCTCTCGGCCTCAGATTGAACGTTTTGAGCATATCGGATGGCTTCTTCACGTTGCCGCTCCGCCTCTCGCATCTTTTTGGTCAAACGATTAATGCGCTTTTGCACAGACTCGCTGTACTGCTCCATTTCCTCGTCAGAATCTACAGATTGCGCACTTTCAACGTGTTGTTCCGGCTCGTTTTCTTCTTGCTCAGCAGGGGGACTCTCAGGAAGTTCTACTTCCGTTTCTTCTGCTTCACCCACATCTAACTCATATTGAGCTTCTTCCGCAGCATCTGCCATGCTGTATCCTCCTTAAAGGCTAAGAATATCGTCAGGATTGTCGATTGTTGCCAAAATCTCATCATCATTGAGAATTCGGCATTCCCCGCCGTCAATACGGAACCTAGAGCCTGCATATCTGGCGAAAATAACCCATTGTTTTTCTTCGCACCAAGGGCCATCGGGGAATTTTTCTTTGTCTTGATAACAAAGCGGACCTTGCTTGACAACGTAACCAACTACGGTCTGAATTTGCCCGTCTTCAAGCACTTTATTGGGGATATAAATGCCACCGTCTGTGGTTTCTTTACCCCGATAAGGAAGAATAAGCATGCGCCAACCCGTAGGACTAGGCATTCTTTCCAATAAACTTCCTTCCATGGAATCAGGGTCAAGAACCTTTACTTTAGGCTCTTTATATAAGGATTTGACGCCTTCTTTAGCGGCATCAAGATCCAGCGTTTCTGCTGCATCAGTCATTTATGTGCTCCTGTTGTTCAAGCAGGCCCGAGAGTTCCTGTGAAACTACGTTTAAAGAAGAAAGTTCGCCCATCAAAAAGCGATAATCTTCCATTGATTTTAAACTGTTGTGTTCTAAAAGGTCTAAAACTTGTGTTCGTCGGTCTTTTATAACCTTTTGAACGAATTGAACGACCTGTATTCCGTCCACTTAGCACTCCATCCCAGAATGTCGTATTTATATACCACGACACCCATATAGAGGCAAGTTAATAGCACCAAATAACAGGTTCTGAGCGCCTAATATCAACGTGAACAAAGGTGTGAGCTACGCCAATTCCAGAAAAGCCTAAACGGATCGCCTCTTCCACAATCTTACGACGCTGTGTGCCATTGTTAATCGCAATGTCCGCTGCAATTCCTTTGGAATGAGTGCCGGGTTTTTCTTTTTTGGCCTCAATACTGTGCCGTGGCGAGCGATATCCCGACGTGATCTGAAAGGGAAAACCACACGCTTCCCTTAACTCGTCTAACGAATGCACAAACTCGGGTAAAATTTCGTTTTCACCCGTCTCCTGACAAACAAATTCGGAGATGTCAAAATATTGATACGTCATTTTTGGCGTGCTACGCCCTTGGTTTTTTCAAAACTTCTCATCGCCCCAAGACCTAACATGCCCATCAGCACAGGCATCATTTCGCTCAAATCAAGAGCAATAATTTCAAGTGGGTAGCCAGCGACACCAGCCACAAAGTTCCCAAGAGGAACGCAAATAAAATTAAAGCCCATTCCTGTTGCACAAATCCACCCAACCGCTGGACGCCACCCAGAAACAAACATAGAAGACGATTTAGCTTCTTCTTTATTAACCTCAATCTGGGCTTTAGCCAACTCATGAGCGTGTCTTTCAGCCATCGTTGATATTTCATGAGCAAGTCTATTTCGCTCATCAGCGTCCGGTATGAATTTATCTAAAAGCCCCGCAACAGGGCCGACCAATAATTCCAGCATTAAAAAACTCCTTTAAAACGTTGTTTTCTAATAGCAATCGGGCTGTACCCTTTGACCATGCCGCCTTTTGCCATTTTTTTAGGCTTCTTTTTGCTTTTCCCCGCCACATTTAACGCAATAGCAACCGCCTGATCTTGAGGCTTGCCCTCTTTCTTCAGGCGGCGAATATTGCCGCTAATTTGCTTTGGATTGTTTCCTCGCGTTAAAGGCATAATTAGGCGCTAGTGAACCGTGAGCCGCGAAGAGCGGCACCCATGCCACGCTTCTTACCCGTAGTAACCTTACCTACCGCCGTGTTAGGCGTCTTTTCTTCCTTTGCCATGGCATAAGGGATAGAACCCTGACCATCAATAACCGCCTTGGCCACTGGTTTTGGCGGGTTCTTGCCCGGAGCACCATTACACTTTACTTTCATATCATCTATTCCTATCGAAGCGTTGCTTCATCAGTTCACGTTCAAGGGCCGCGTCAATACGCGCCTGCGTTTGTCGCTCTTGGCTTGCAAGACGCTGCTGGAACTCCGTCGCCTTGTTCTGCATCCGTTGCTGGTCAAGCGCCAGTTCTTGCTGATCCATCTGAGCATCAAATTGCTGTTGCTGAGCATCCAACTGCAATTCCTGTTGCTTCAATTGTACCAGAGGATCAGGCTGTTGCTGACCCGCACCCGATACCTGTGCCGTCAATTGCTTCAGATTCTGGAATTCCTGCGCATTCAACCGCGCTACCATAGACTCCAATTCTAGCTCCATATCAGGCGTCAGCGGCTGACCACCCGTCTGTTGCATCAACTGAGCCGTCGCCATCTCCTGCGACTTGATCTTTACATGCTCCATAATATGCTTCTGAAGCGAGATGGCCGATTGCGGCATCGCTTGAAGCGTGGGCGACGTGCCAAACGTCAAATGCGCAAGTATATGCGCGTCATGATCCTGCCCCTCAAACGCTTTCAACTGCACGTTGTCCAGAGAATCTATGTTCTCCTGTGCAGGGTCCTTTGGAATCGGATCGTCGGACGAGGGCGCTATCAACACTTTATCAATGTCTCTTATCCCCAGTGCCTCGTACATACGACGATAAGCCTCGTGCAGGTCGTGCATTTGCGGAGCCTGCATGGCCATTTCAAGCTGCGATTGCGCCAATGCAATGCGCTGAGCTTGTGAAAATACATTCGGATTTGACACAGGAACAACATCTACCCGGTCGTCAAAATCCTGCGCCATAATGGTGCGATCACCGCCCTCCACAGCAAACGGATATTCCTGAGGTAAATACTCGGACATTACTCGCGACAACAATTTAAACTCTTGCCGCATGCTGTAGTGCAGGCGCTTATGGACCGCACTCATGACCCGTGAGCCCTGTTCCAAGAGCGCAACCGTCGTGCCTACCGGCGCTTGCTGGTTGCCATCACCTACCTTCATGTCCGTGATGGTGGCAAAACGACGCCCCGCATCCACCACAAACCCTAATAACTGAAATAACGTTCCATCCGGTCCCTTAAAAGGTAAAGGCATTAAGGAATCTCTGATCGCGCCTCCCGGTGCGTCAACGTCTCGGAATTCTCCGGGCTGCAACGGCTCTTCATCGTCCCTAACTCTAAGACCGCGAGCTTTAAATCCAGCAGGAAGGTTAGAAAGAGTACCAGCATCAATAAGTTGACGAAGGGCAGCAGTCGCGGTTCGCGAGAGGCCCCCAATCGTGTGAATAAGTCCGAGCCCATAGAAACCAAACCCCGGCAAGAATTTATAATGAACAAAATATTGAATCTTACGCCGTAACTCGTCGTCCTCACGGTAGTTTCGACGAACAGACAAGACCTGCCCGTTGTCCTCACTAAGGGTCACTACATAAGGCACCTTAATGCCCGTCGGCTCCCCATCTTCCCCCATGTCCTCAAAGCCCGCTAGGTCAAGCTCTACGTGGCACTCCAACAACGTACAGTCATAATCAATGTTGCTACTCTCCATCCCGCCAATCTTGTCTAACTCGTCCGTCACTTCATTAGAGTCAGAAACACTAGGCAGTACAGAAATATCCCGATAAAACCCCATTACCTGCCGTTTTCTCAACTCATTTAACGGCATCTTCAAAACCTGCGTAATATTCGGACAAGAGTCCAAATCCGTAGCGCCATAAGGCACCACAATGTCCTCCGCAGGAACAAACTTACTCACCGCACGGCTCATGGTCTCGTCGTAATACACCTTCTTAAACGTCGATCCCGCCAGCGGCAAATAAAATAACATCTGATCAAATTCAGGCGTGTAATCATCCATTACATCCGTAATGTAATAATTCATGAATTCCTTAACACGCATGGCCTGCGCTTCACGGTCCTTGGTCTTCTCCCCAATAACCGTCGTGCGAACAGGACCCGACGGCGGCAACAACTCATTAAACGCCTGCGCCTGAAACTGCGTCGCCGCTTCCGCCATCAACGGATGCGTCACACCCGTCGCACCACGGAAAGGCATCGTTCGTTCTTCATAGGTATATCCCAAAAGCTCCAAGCCCTTGGAATACGCATCTTCCCACTCAGAACGCGAAGACTTGTTGGCCTCAAAATCCCCTAAAAGTTCTGAAGCCAAAGCACCGAGTTCGCGGTCATCCAAATCTTCCGCCAAGTTTCGGTAAAAATCACCCTCATCGACCCCAACCATCGCCATAGGGTCAAAGTCCACAATAACACCGCCATCGTCAGACTCCTCAATTTCAATGCCTTCAGGAAGAAGCTGGTCGGCCTCAAATGTACCGGGGGCAGCCAATTCAATATCTAGCTCCATGTCTTCTTCTGTAAAATCCGGCGTCGCCGTACTATCCATCAACGAAGAAAGAATCGCTTTTTCGTCACCATTAGCCATCAGGCTCTCCTATTTGTATA